AGCAGGAAGTGCTAATTGTTGCGCCAATGGTGGGCAGTGCGACGGCATTTACCCAACCGGTGCGTGTGTATTCCGACCTTGACGCGGCGCAGGCATTTGGTGCCGGCTCATGGGCGCATTTAATGACGCGCATGGCGATTACTAACAACTCTCTGATCCGTTTATCTGTTATGGGGTTAGCGGATAGTTCTTCCGGTGTCGCGGCAAGTGGTAGTTTAGTATTGACCGGGACAGCTACTAGTCAAGGCGTTATGACTGCAACCATTGCCGGTGTTGACTACAAAGTCGCTGTGGCAAACGGCGAAAAGGCCAAAGATGTTGCCGCCCGATTAAACGCTGTGATTAACGGTGCGACAGATTGCCCGGCAACGGCATCTGTGAGCGAAAGCACGATTACGCTTACAGCTAAATGCAAAGGCGCCATCGGCAATGAAATTAATTTAACCGCAACAAACACGGCTAAAGACATGACATTGTCCGCAACCGCTTTTGCCAACGGCGCAGAAAATGCGGATTTAGCCCCTGCATTAGCAAGTGTTGCCGGTACGCATTACCACGTCATCATTTCGCCTTTTGCAGACGACAAAAACGCCAAAGCCTTGCGTGAACACTTAGAATCCGTGTCCGCGCCGCTTGAGAAAAAACCTGCTATCGGTGTGTTAGCGTGGCGTGGGTCAATGGCAACCGGCACAACTTATACCGAAAAAATCAACAGTGAGCATATCACTTGCGGTTGGTATAAAGGTGCAGTCGAATCTCATGCCTTGATTGCTGCTGGGTATGGCGCAGTGATTGCAGGCGAAGAAGACCCGGCGCGTCCGTTAAATACCCTTGAAATTAAGGGCTTGACCGAAGTTGATCCGACACAAACGCCGTTATTGACTGAAGCGAATCAGGCGTTATATCACGGTTTAACCCCGATTACCGTTGTAAATCATCGTGTTCGCATTATGCGTGCGATCACCACTTACACCAAGTCGGCAACCAATACGGATGACCCAAGCTATTTGGATTTAACCACCATCCGCACGCTTGACTATACGCGCAAAGCGATTGAACAGCGCATTGAGTTGCGTTTCCCACGTGCCAAATTATCTGCACGTACACCGGATAAAGTGCGGTCAGAAATTCTGGACGTTTTGTTACGTCTGGAAAATGAAGAAATCTTGGAAAATGTAGCGCAGTATAAAGCGAAATTGTTGGTAAAACGCAACGGTGTTGACCCTAACCGCTTGGATTGTGTCATCCCGACCGATGTGGTGAACGGATTGCATATTGTCGCTAACCGTGTTGATTTGATTTTATAGGAGGCATAAATGGCCCAAGAATTTGCAAGTCTTGGCATTGTCGAAGTGGACGGCCAAGAAATTGACTTAACCAAGTTAGATGTGCGTGTTACCACCGGTCGCAAGCCGGTGAAGACCATCAACCGTAAAGGGCGCGTGAAAGGCTTTGCCAAAGGCATTACCGAATATGCGTTGTCACTCACCGTTGCTGTGCCGTTAAATCGCGCTGAACCCGATTGGGATAATGTGACAGACGGCAAAGTGACTGTCGAAGAAGAAAACGGCAAGCGTCGCTCTTACATCGGCTGTTTTACTACCGAAGTGGGTACAAGCTACACCGTGGACAATGAGGAAATGCGCGATTTACAAATGGTCGCTTTGGATATGGTTGAAGAATAATGAAAATCCGTTTGAAACTTGGCGTGCTGTATAACGGCACGCTACATCATGACGTGTTAGTCAAAATTTTGACCGTGGGTGGTGAATGCCAAGCGTTGGAAGTTATCAGTGACCTTGGGTTAAGCGAAAAAGAAACGTTAAACACATCAGAACAAATGCTGGTTGACTTAGCGTATCTGGCACAGCAAGTCGAATTTGATGGTATTCCGCGTGAGGCGGTGACTCCGGCATTCTTACTGGATAACCTTGCTACTGATGATTACGTGTTGATTAACTATGCAATTAATCAACTACGAAAAAAGCGTACAGGCGCTTCGGAAAACCAAGAGACGGCAAACGAAGCATAAAAAAACGCAATGTCAACGAAGTGTGGCAGGCGTATGAAAACTACCGCTCGGCAACGATTTTACTGGGTAAATTTGGATTTAGCGCGCAAACCGTCTGGGAGATGTGCCATGCCGAAGTCAGCGCATGGATTAACAGCTATTTAGCGAGCCAAGGCGCGAAAACCCAACACAACACCGACGAATCTACGACGTCCTATACTTTTAAACGTCGTAAAAATAAGGGGGCGTAATGCCCCTTTTTTATTGCTTTAAATAACGTTTAAACAAGGTTTAAAAATGGCAAATATGGATGTCTCATTAATACTCAAGGCGAAAGATTACGCCAGTAGCGTAGTAAAAAGCGTTGAAAACAGTGTTAGCAAATCAACCAAGAATATCGAAAATCAAGCCCAACGCAGTGCTACCACGCAACAAAGAGCGATGCGTCAAACGGCACAAGTGACGGAACAAAGCTACCGCCAAATCCAACAAGCGGCACGCAACCGCGAAATGCTGGGTGTGCGTAGTGAGCGCAGTATCCAGAACGAAATCAACCGCACTCGCGCGGCATACGACCAATTAAAACGCAGTGGTATTGCTTCAGGTCGTGAATTAGACCGTGCCGCTGTAGCAACAAAACACCGTATCGCGGAGCTAAATGCGGAAATGGGCAAAGTCTCCATGGGGCAACGGTTAGGCAATGTTGGACGTGGCATTGCCGGTTTGGCAGCAGGTGCGACTGCAGCAGGCATGGTGCTGGCACAACCAATGAAAAAACAAATGGATTATGACCGCTCTCTCGCGATGACGGCTAACACCGCATTTGCCGAACGTGACGTGGCGGGACGTATCGCCGGTAAAGCAGAACTGAATAATGCTGTAAAAAGTGCGGTAGAAATTGGTGGCGGCACCAAGGAAGACGCTTTAGGCGCATTGGATACTATGCTTGCTAGTGGTGCAGTAAAAGCCGAAACCGCTATGAAATTGTTGCCAACCTTGCAGAAAGGTGCCACAGCCACAGGTGCAAGTACCGATGATTTGGCCAAAATCGCCATTTCAGCAATGCAGCAGTTTGACATCGGCGAAGATAAAATCGGCGAAGTGTTAGATAAAGCCGTGGCGGCGGGTCAGGCGGGTAACTTTGAATTGGCGGATATGGCGCGCTGGTTGCCTCAACAAATGGCAGCGGGTAAATCTGCCGGCTTAAAAGGTATGTCGGGGTTTGAGGCATTATTGGTCGCCAACCAACAGGCGCGTGTAACTGCCGGAACATCAGATGAAGCGGGAAATAACTTAGTCAATTTACTTGCAAAATTAACATCAAAAGAAACCTCAGACCGCTTTCGAAAACTCGACATAAAAGGCAAGGATGGTAAAGACCATGGGGTGGATTTTATCGCCTCAATGGAAGCTCAGAAGAAAAAAGGTAAAAACTCCATCGAAGCCTTTATGAGCATTATGGATCAGGTGATTGGTCAGGATGGTAAGTACCAGGCTCTGCAGAAAAAACTTAAAAGCGCTAAAAAAGAGGATCAAGCTCAAGTCTTAAACGAAATGACGAACTTGGTGGAAGGCACAGCAATCGGGCAAATCATTTCAGACCGCCAAGCATTGATGGCGTTATTGGGTATCCGTAATAACGTGAGCTTGGGCAAAGAAGTGAAAGAAAGCCTGGATAAAAGCGAAGGTGCGGTGGATACCTCTCATGCCGTGATTAAAGATACCAACAGCTACAAAGTGGAAGACGCGAAAAATAACGTGGATTTCGCGCAGATGGAAGGTATGAAGGGATTTAACGATGCCTTGGGTGATGTAAGCGTAAAAATCGCTGAATATGCCAAAGCTTATCCTGATTTAACAGGCAAAATTGTTACTGCAGGCACAGTAGTTGCATCTCTAAGTGCAGCCGCCATTACGGCAGCCGGGTCTTTGCGATTATTGAGTGGCAAAGGCGGTTTAGGGCTTGGTGTTGGTGATGCCTTGAGTAAAGGTGCGGGTGTAACCGGTGCGGCTGGTGGCGTTGCAACTGCCGCGAATACAGCAAAAATGGGACGTCTTGCTAAGTTTGGGCGAGGCGGTTTGCCATTGTTAGTTTTTGGTGCAATGTTGGAAGGGGCAGAAAATTACGCTCCCTACATGGCGCAAAAAGAGGAAGAACGTGAAGCCTTTGATGCCACGACTAACAATGCAAAACAGAAATTTTATGCAGCAGCCTATCCAAGCAAATCGGTGTTTCAATACGCTCCATTTGTCCCAACGCCCGAAAAGTCAGTTTGGTCTTTAGCAAGTGGCGGTTATGCGCTTGGTGATGCTGCAAAACGTAAAGAGATTGCGGACGAACGCTTAAAACGAGGCACATTAACGCAAGAGGAATATAACCGTCGTGTACAAGTGCCGGACTACAAGGCCGAATTTCAGCAATTAGGCACAACCATCAGCGAAGGGATGAAGCAAGCGGTGGAAAGTCAGAACTTTACTATTCAGAATCAAATTCGCGTGGATTTAGACGGACGGACGATTGCGGAAAACACGTCCGAAAATCAATATCGCGAACTTAAACGGGGGTGAAAATGAAAGGTTGGACAATGCCAATCCAGCAGGCATCTTATCGCGGTGTGCGGTTTGATGTGGTGAGTGTGGATGATAATTTAGAGCGCGCCACCATTACACATGCGTATCCGTTTGTGAATGGCGGCGACATTGAAGATTTAGGTTTAAATCCGCTCACCATCCAACTGCAAGCGGTGTTTTATGGTGAGGGATATTACACCGATTTTAAACGCTTTTTATCGGTGTTAGAAAAACAAGGTGCGGCGGTATTAGTGCATCCGATTCGTGGTCGCTTGCAAAATATGCTTTGCACCTCAGCTTATTTTCACCATGAAGCGGATTTTGTGGACTATGTCACGGTCAGTTTAAGTTTCCAAGAGGCCACACCAGCAAAACCAATCTTTGTATTCGATTTCGCATTCTTGGGATTGCTTGATGTATTTTTAAGCGCTATGGAAGATTTCGTGGATGACATGATGGAGATGTTTGCCGCGGCAATGGAAGTGGTCACTTTTGCGCAAAATATAAAATCGCGCATGTTGGGTATGTTTGGCGCTATTTTTGGTTGCTTTGACCAGGTACTTAATTTATTCGCCTTTGATTCTAAAAAATATAAAAGCGTTAAGACTGTGCCAACTTCAACAGATGGTTTTAAAAAACAAGGCGCGCAAGCTGTCCGAGAGATAGCGGAAATGATTGATAGCGGTTTATCGAATATGGCTAAACGAGAGGATTTGACCGCACGTGCGAAATTTGATGAAGTGCAACGCACAGTAAAAAGCCTTCTTGAAATTGCGCCGTCGTTGGTTAATGGTAAAAATCAACGACAAACTCAAGCTAAGTCCTTAGCCTCCACATTGACTGTGGATGATACCAAGGAGATCTTCTGTGCGTTGCAGTTAATGACCACTGCAGCAGTTTTTAAGATTGCCACGCAATTCGTTGAAGATGATGAACTAACTCCGGCAGAGATTGATTACATTACTACCCAAGCCCGCTTGCAAGCCTTAGCTGCATTAAATAGTTTGCGCGCGCTTATGCGAGCGGAGCAGCATGGCTGCACTATTAGTTATGCTAAGGATGCATTTGGCCTAACCACGCTCAGTATTAAAGAGTGCAATGGGATTACAGATTTACAAGCGCCGACCAGTGGTTTTTACACTCAAGCCTATAAAGTGGCTGAGCAATTAAGAACACAAACCCATAAATTGACTCAACTCGCGTTAGCGGCCATTAATCGTAAACCACCTTTGATTATCCGGTCGGTGGATTTTGATGGCTCTATTTGGCAAATTGCACACGCCTTTTATGGGGATTATACAAGAGCAGATGAGTTATTACGGCTCAATCCTCACATCTGTTATCCTAATTTTATCCAACGTGGGGAGGCGCTGAATGGCTACGCAAAATGAGGGGGGATATCCGTTTTACAATGAAGTGATCGTTGAGATTGATGGTAAGCAGCATGGCAACTGGAAAAGCTATGATATTGATAGTGATTTTTTAATACCTGCTGATGCCTTTAATTTTAACATCGGGGTACCGAGCGATAGCACTGTTTTGACGGACTATTCGGGGAAAACCGCGAAGGTGATGATTAATGATGAGGTCGTACTGAGTGGGATTATTGATAGCACCCAGCATGGCATATCAAAAGGCGACCGCACTTACAGCATTAATGGTCGCGATAGAGCCTCTGTGTTAGTGGATTGTTCTGCTCCTATTACTAACGTTAAAGGGCTAACCGTGCTGGAGGCGGTTAAAAAAATCGTGGCACCACTCGGCATTAAAAAAGTTTCGCTGAAAGCAGAGTCTAATCCAACGTTAGATAAGGTTGACATCGACATTGGCGAAACAGCCTGGAATGCCTTAATTCGTTGCGCAAATTCGGCCGGCTTGCATGCTTGGTTTGCCCCGGATGGCACATTGATTGTAGGCGGCGCAGATTACTCTACGCCGCCTGTGGCAACGTTGTGTTGTAATAAAGATGGAGAACGCAATAATTTTACCCAAGCAAGCCTAACCACCGATGTGTCCCAAAGCTTTTCAGAAATCACTTTTCTAGCACAACGGCACGGGCGCAGCGGTGACGACAACAAGAACGATCTGAAATGGGTGTTTAAAGATGACGCTGTTGAAACTTATAAGCCAAAAACCGTAATTGTGCCGGATGTAGAAAATCTGGAAGCCCTGAAAAAATGGGCGAAAAAGTACATTGCGGACAGTATTTTAAACAGTTTTACTCTGATGATTACCGTGCCTGACCATAAAACGCAGGACGGTGTGTTATGGACGCCAGGGCAACGTGTGCATGTGATTTGTGAGGAATACGACATTGACGCGATTTTCTTTTTGATGGGCCGTCGTTTTGCCTTGAGCCGACAAGGCGGCACAACCACAGAACTGCGCTTAAAACAAGATGGTGTGTGGACGCCTGACGCTTATGCGAACAAATCGAAAGAAGCACGCAAGCGAAAAGGTAAAAAAGGCAAGAAAAAGAAAGGCGATTTGATTGTATTGGATGGGGATTAGTATGAGACGATTGGGACAAGCAATAAGACAACACACAGAAAGCGCCTTGGGTGCAGTACGCCAAGCCTTTCGCGGAAAGTTGAATTTAGTCAAAAGTGCGGACAATATCCAAAAAGTACAGGTATCTGGATTAGCGGACGAAACCTTACAAGACGTGGAGTTTATGCAACAATTTGGATTAACGTCCGTGCCTCCCGCGGGAACGCAAGTGGTGGTATTGCCCATGGGGGGCGAAACGACACATTCTATCGTTATCGCTACCGAAAATGGATCTTTTCGGGTTAAAAACTTGAAATCGGGCGAAACGGCAGTTTACGATGAAAGCGGAAGCACGATTATTTTAAAACAGGGTCGCTTAATTGAAATTGATTGTGATATATTAAAAATCACAGCCTCTACTAAAGTCGAAATTAGTAGCCCGCTTGTTGAGACAGACCGCGTATTGACCGCACAAGGTCAAATCAACGGCAACGGTGGCATGGCAATTAAGGGCGGTTCTGGCGCGTCATTTACCGGTAACGTAACGCAAACAAAAGGTAGCTTTACTACTAATGGCGACGTGACTGCTAATGGTAAATCCCTCATTAATCACACTCACCGCGGTGATAGTGGTGGCGTAACCGGAAAACCTCAATAATCAAATAAAAGGCGGTGTAGAACTCTCTCCCCGCCTTTTTCTTTCCCCTTTATTTTACTCTGTCAGCATGGACAGAGAAATCAGCCCGCTTACCGGGGACTATACAAATTCGCATATCAGTACACTGCAAAATGCCGTGTATATCAGATTAACTACGCCATTAGGCTCGTGGTGGGCAAATGGGCGTGTAGGTTCTCTGCTCCATACTATTCAACGGGAAAAAGACTTAAGCCGTGTTGGCATGTTGGCGCAACAATATGCCGAAGAGGCGTTACAGCCGTTAATTGATGACGGTCGCGCAAGTGAAATCATTGTAACGTATGAACAACCGCACAACGGCAAAGTGCTTCTTTCAATATCTGTGACCGACAGCCGGGGCGAACAATTTACTTTTAAACACCCCGTAAACGTCATTTAAAAGGTGTTTAAATCGTGTTTATTATGCCAACTCTCGAAGAAATCCGTGCTAGTATTCTGCGGGATTATCAAACTTATTACCCAAATGCCGACACGTCCGAAGACAGTGACGCTTATGCACGTGCCAGTAGTTTGGCCGCCTGTGCAGAAGGGATTTATGCACATCAAAAATGGCTAATTAAACAGTTTTTCCCTGACACTTCCGACACTGAATTTTTAGAAAAACACGCAGGATTGCGCGGTTTGCGCCGTCGCAACGCCACTTATGCAGCAGGCAAAGGTGCCACTATTAGTGGCAATCCTGATGCTGTAATTGCCGTAGGACTACAAATCAAAACCGAAGATGGGCGTTTTTATGAGACAACCGAAAGTGCGGTGATTTCCTCCGGTGGCACTGCAGTTGTTGCGGTGCGCTCCCTTGCTACTGGCGCGGTACAAAACATTAAAACTGCTACAAAAGGATCGTTTATGGCAGCGCCTGTTGGCGTGAGCACGGATGTTGTACTAAATGACGTGGTAGGTGCGACCAATGCCGAAAGCGATAGCTCATTGTTGGAGCGTTTGCTTAATAAAATCCGCCGACCTGCTGCAGGTGGTAATAAATACGATTACAAAGACTGGGCATTAGAGGTGGATGGAGTTGAACAAGCGTATGTTTACCCGCTACGCCGTGGGCTTGGCACAGTAGATATTGCGATTACGGCCGATAATGGCGTGCCAAGTGATGACACGGTACGTCGCGCCCAAGAATATATCGACCAAGAGCGCCCGGTAACCGCAAAAGAAAGCAAAGTCGTTAAACCTGATGTGACAAAAGTCAACTTTAACATCCAGGTTAAAATCAGCGGTGTGGCATTAAATGACATTAAAACCGCCATTAACAATGCATTACGGGATTATTTTAACGGTTTAATCCCTGGGGATGACTTGATTGTGTCCCAATGCGAAGCGGTGGTGAATAACTTAATCGGTGTGGTTGACCGCCGTTTTATTGCGCCAACAGCTAACCAAAAAGCGGATATTGTCAACAAAATTGAATGGTTCCGCCTTGGCGAGGTGACTGTGATGGAGATGGCTTAATGCAACACGCTAACGTATTAAAACAGCTTTATCCGCCCGTGAGTTACAACATCAACGGCGAACATTTTATTGCGCAGTGCGAAGTGGACGGCAACGCATTTGACCGCTTACAACAAAGTGCAGAAGAGGTATTAGCAGCAATTGAGCCTGCCACCTCAAACCAAATGTTAGTTGATTGGGAGCGTATTTGCGGGATTAAAACGGATTTAAGCAAGTCTTATCAAGAGCGTGTTAAACGCGTCATTGTACAACTTAATGCCGTGGGTGGGTTATCTATTCCGTATTTTACCCGCCTTGCCGAAAGTATCGGCTACCGCATTCAAATCAAAGAGTTTTCGCCGTTACAAAATGACCTGCCTAATCCTGGTGATATTGCTCAATTTCGCAATGATCCGCGTGAGAGCTTGATTTATATGTGGCGGGTGACGGTGTTAAACGGCGATGACAATATCGTGTATTTCCGAGCTGGAAGCTCCTTTGCCGGTGATCATTTAGTTGAGTTTGGTGACCGGATTATTGAGGAGTTCTTTCGCGATTTAAAACCCGCCCATACCTACTGCTATTTTGCGTATCAATAGAGAGACAAAATGAAAACGTTACTACCCGAAATTAATTCCGCTGACAAGCGCTTTCATGCCGGTAATCCGGCAATAGGTGAGCAAGGCACACGCGTGACAGACACGTGGTTGAACGACGTGCAAGACCGAGTGCGTGACATGCAAGCCGAGGCGCATTATGTATTAGAAAAAGCTGGATTTACTCCGAAACAAGAACAACAAACGCAGCTATATCAAGCGATTGTGAAAATCATTGATGACAACCGCAAAAAAGCCTCTACAACGCAAAAAGGCGAGGTGCAATTAACTAGCGACACAGGGTTGGATAGCGAAGAACTAGGATTAACAGCAAAAGCGGGTAAAAAACTCGCGCAAATGATTGCGGTTGTGCAACTTGCTTTAAATAACTATATCCCGCTTAACAAACGCTCATCATCAGTTAATAGTAATGACGAAAATAATGTAGCGACATCAAAAGCAGTAAAGACAGCTTACGATAAAGGCGTTGAAGCCAAAAATGCGGCAGATAATGCTCAACGTAGTGCAAATGAAGCAAATAATAATGCAAATGGCCGCGTGTCTAAATCGGGCGATACGATGACAGGCAGTCTTGCCATTACAGGTAGTCAATCTGGCGGTTTTGCGAATGGACTTATGCTTAAAAATAAAGCTGGCGGTCCAAATACAAGTGTGTTTGTCGATTTTTATCAAACAGACAATATCCCTCGCGCATCAATGTGGATGAGAGACGCGGGTAATAATTCAACCCAAATTGAATTTCTCAACACGCCAGAGGGTGCGGATTGGAATAGAGACAGCCGACAAAATGTATTTACGATTACATCAGCAGGTAACCTGTGGAGTAGAGCTTATGGATGGCTACATGATAAGTTTGCGAGTAAATCTGAGGTCTATGCGAAAAGTAGATTTAGACACCAGTGGTATGGGAATCACTATGAAGGCGCTGGAGTGTTTGATGTGCCAATGGGTGACAATGCAGTGATGCGCACTATTATCATGCGGGCAACAATTAATGGGTATGCCAAGCTTAATTTGCCAGAGCCATTTAATGGGGCGCACGGAGTACAAGTAATGGATGTGGGGAGCGGGCGTCATGTTGTTGGCGCCAATATCCAAAACGGCAACGTTGTGGAGGTATTTAATGATGGACGCACAGGGTTAAACATTATCGCTATTGGTTGGTACGGATGGTAAATGATGTTATTTAATTTAGACACAAAACAATTTTTGCCGGATTATATCCCGCATGACAATAACGGACAGTGGGTCAATGTTGAGTCTCAAACGGAAATTGATGATATATCACTCAGCATTACTGGCGGTGGCGCAGTATGGATTGAAAATGGAAAAATAAAATGCTCAGGCAAGGCTCCTAGTCCATTCCATGTGTTCAATATGGCAACAAAATCCTTTGAACTATCAAAGGAAAAACAAACCGCACTTTTAGCCGACACTCAAACTCACCTTATCGCCAACATCGATGAACACGCGGCAAAAATCTACAGCACATGGACACGCTTTGAGAGTGAGTATCGTGAGCGCCAAACAGAAGCGGAAGCGTATAAGGCAGCAAACTATCAAGGGGAATGCAGTCGTTATATCACGGACTTTGCCAAACGCGCAGGTTTAAACAACAAAGCGGCAACAGATTTGATTTTGGTGCAAGCAGCAGGCTTGGAAAAACTACAAATGGAGCTTGCCAACCAACGCATGCGCAAGTATGAGCTCAAAGCACCCAATTTAACGCTTGAGCAGATGCAGGCAACTTATGACGACATTATTAAACAAATGGATCACTTAATGGAGGCGTATAACAATGGCTAATGTTTATTTGGCGCTTTATAAAGGCAAAAAAACAGGGCTTAAACCCACCGCACTTTTGGCGCGTTTTTCAGACTGGCTAACCCGTAAACTGACAAAAGGGCCTTACTCTCACTGCGAGATTGCAGTTGAGCGTATTGAGTACACATCAGGTCATCACTATGAGCATGAGCTCCATTATGACTGTTATTCTTCTTCTATCCGTGATGGCGGGGTACGTTGTAAAGAGATTGATCTCACTGAAAGAGATAAGTGGGATTTGGTGTTGCTTGATGGTGTTAGCGAGGCCGAGGTTAAGTTTTATTTTAACTCTACAAAAGGGAGTAAATACGATTGGTGGGGCGCAATTGGTATTGTATTAGGCATCAAACAAAAACGCTCAAAATATTTTTGCAGCGAATGGTGTTTTAATGCGATTCTCGGTGGCGAGAGTGGCTGGCGATTCAGCCCAAATCAACTAGCAGCGATTTTTAAAAAAGGATAAGGAAAATGAACAAATTAACAACCGAATATTTAAACAGTTTAGTGGACAACGTGGAATACGTTCATCAAGGCTTACTCACCATCTGTACCATTACTTTAAAAAATGGGTTTCAGTTAGTTGGCACAAGTGCTTGCGTTAGCAAAGATAACTACGATGTACAAATAGGCCGAAATATCGCCTACGAAAACGCATTTGCTAAGTTATGGGAGCTGGAAGGCTACGCATTAAAACAACGTATCTACGAAAGCCAAAGCACAGATGTTACATTGCGCAATGGCAATAAAGGAAAAGTTGTATATACAAGCCCATTTGGCAAATTATTAATCGTTGAGCATAACGGTGATGAGTTACCACCTAGCCACTGGCATAATGCGGATGGTACGTTTTATGCAGATTGTACAAGTGATTTAGATGTAGTCCAGGAATAAAGACGGCGACACTATCTGTGCGGGAACACGGATAATGCCAGCTAAGCAGAATAAGCCTGCATATAGCTATATGCCGCCTACCTCGCGAGGCAGGCGGTATTTTAACAAAACCGCTAAAAATGGGAAAGTATATGCAGAATTTAAAAGAGATCCGTTGCCAATGTTGCAACAAATTATTGGCAAAAGTCGGCACAGTGAAACATTTAGAAATCAAATGTAGTCGCTGTAAAACCATTAACCATATTAATTAACTTGATTTGAGTGTCGGAGTGTCAAGAACACCAGAACGCCATAGATAAGAAGGAAAAAAACTATGGCAAATCAAGCCAAAAGAAACTTTAAGCAAGCCCCATTACCGTTTGTCGGTCAAAAGCGCAACTTTTTAAATCACTTTAAAGCGATTTTAAACGAGCGGATTCCGGGCGATGGTGAGGGCTGGACGATTGTTGATACGTTTGGTGGCTCAGGCTTGCTTAGTCATACTGCAAAACAACTCAAACCGCGCGCCCGCGTGATTTACAACGACTTCGACGGTTACGCCGAGCGCATTAAGCATATCGACGACATTAACCGCTTACGTGCGCAAATTGCGGCGTTATTAGTTGATGTCCCACATCAAAAACGTATCACCGACAAAGCGCTCAAGGCGCAGATTATTGACACCATCAAAGCGTTTGACGGCTATGTTGACCTTGCCACGCTAACTAGCTGGCTGTTGTTTTCTGGGCAACAGGTCGGCACGTTTGAGGAGTTATGTGCCAAGGACTTTTGGCATTGTTTACGCCAGTCAGACTACCCATCTGCAGACGGTTATTTGGACGGCGTGGAGGTGGTCTCAGAGTCGTTTCATACACTACTACCACGCTTCGCAGCCGACCCGCGGGCGGTATTTGTTTTAGATCCACCTTACCTATGCACCAAACAAGAGAGCTACAAACAGGCGCATTACTTTGATTTAATCGACTTCTTGCGATTAATCAACATCACCCGCCCGCCGTATATCTTCTTCAGCTCGACTAAATCGGAGTTTGTGCGGTTTATTGAGTACATGCAGCAAGATAAGGTGGATAACTGGCAGGCGTTCGACGGCGCGCAGAGAGTGGCAATCAAGACCGCCCTCAACTACCAAGGCCTGTACGAGGACAATATGGTGTACAAGTTCTGATGTCGCCGACATTAATGTCGGAGAGATAATTCAAAAGCCCTTTAAACATAGTTTAAGGGGCTTTTAAAAATAGTCGTTAAATTGCACGACTCATTGCCGACAGGCAGACAAAACGGTGGCATTTTAATGTTGCCGTTTTTGTTTTTAAGGTATAGTGATTGTACGTAAAAATTAGCGGTTAATAGTAGGTCTTTATTTTTAGATTTGACGTAGCGTTATCTTATATAATTGCATTTTTATTTGCATAGGTGGAAAAAAATAAATCTATGCAAATAAAAATACTATTTTATGCAAATAAATTTGCGCGCTTACAGCACCAGCCAGCATTAAAGTCGCGCCAAATTCACCAATGGCGCGCGCCCAAGCCAAAATTGCGCCACACAGCAAAGGCTTCCAACACATAGGTAGCTCAACTTTAAGCAGGCTTTGCCAAGGTGTTAAACCTAGGTTATAGGCGGCAAGCCGATAACCATCATCAAAATAACTGAAAACTCCACGTGCATTACGCAACATAATTGAGGTGGCAATATAACTTTGCGCCACCACAATTCCAATAGAGCTAAAAATCCAACGACTAATCTCTGGAATCAGCGAACTCAGCCAACCTTGTGAACCGAACAACAAAAGTAGACTTAAACCCGTAACTAAGGGTGGCAAAACCATCGGTAAGTCCAGCACAGTATCAATTAGCTTTTGTAGCGGCAGGCGAATTTGGCTCATCACCCAAGCGGCAGGTAATGCAATTAATAATGCAACAACTAGCGAAAAAAGCGAAGTCCCTAAAGAAAGCATTAAGGCAAAGTGCAGTTCATGATCAAACAACACCTGTTTGAAAAAATGCCAATTTAATTGCCCAATTAAAGCAAGCACCGTTCCCAGTACCGTTAAAAATAACAACATTAAGGGGAGCAGTGCTAACTTTAAACTGATGCTTTTATTTAACCGGTAAGAAGCCTTCATCGGTAAAATATTTCACGCCTTCTGTATGGAAAAAATCAAATAGCTGTTTAGCTTCCGTTGGATGTGCCGAAGATGAAAGTAACGCTAAGGTGACTTTCTCTTGCTGTGTGCCTTGTGGGTTTGGCAAGATTTCTACTTTATCGCGCACTTTCCACGCACCGGAACGACCGACAACCGCGGCATCCACATCTCCATTCAATAGATACATCATCAATTGTTTCACGGTAGCCGCTTTGACAACCACTTTTTCATTCAACGCCTGTTGATAACCAGACAGCTCAAAAATTTTCTCGGCCCCTTTACCTAACGCCATTGCCTTGGCATCGCCGATTCCCAAACGTAAGTTACTTTCGGCAAGATCTTTAAAAGAATGAATATTCACACTTTTATCTTTGCGTACCGCCATTACTGGAATGTGTAAAACCAATGGCTCAACGGCTTTAACTTGATTGTCTTGAGCCAATTTCTCGACATAATCTGCCGAACCGGATAAAAATAAGTCGCCAGTTTTTACTTGGTTATAACGTGCCAAAATTTGACCTGAACCGCCATATTCCACAGTGACCTTATTGCCCGTATTTTGCTCAAATTGTTTTACAATTTTCTCTACCGGCTCTTTTAAACCCGCGCCAGCATAAAGATAAAGATCAGCAGCTTGGCTTGAGAATGTGATCGCCATTAAGGCGGCTAAAGTAGCTAATTTTTTCATTTAAACTCCTTATTTAAATTAAATGGAATATAGCACAATCTTTATATAAATTAAATTATAACGGATTTATACAAACCAATTTATCCTTTTATAAATTGAGATGTTTTTTCAATTCCTGAACTGAAGTGCGGTAAATTCTGGCGAGGTTTTCAAAGGTCATCAGTTCACTTTTTTCGCCTTGCTGGAAACCAAATTCTTGATCGAGCATTG